GTTTTAAAGATGAAGCTATGAAGAAAGATAAAGCTGAACAGTTGAAGAATCGAGGTTTCTCTGGATGTCCGACTGCTTTGCTGATATTGATGCGTATGTACATGGGACCATTGCTTGACATTATATCTAAGGATCCGGTTCGATTTGAAACTGTAGCTGGCATCAACGTTTTTAGTTCTCAGTGGAAGGAAAAATTTGTTGATGTACTAAATTTTCCAAATGGGGTTAGTAGTGATTATAAAAGATATGATAAATCAATGCCCAGTTTTATCCTACAAGAGGTGTATGGGGTTATTTTGTCCTGTATAAAGTTTTACTATGAAGGCTGGACTGATGAAGATAGTAAGATTTTTAATGGTCTAGCATGTGAATCTATGTACCCGATTTACTTGTTAGACGCATGTCTCATTGAGGTTGCAGGTTCGGTTCCCTCTGGAATATTGTTTACATTGATAGTAAATGGAATGTGTCAAGGAATACTTCACAGGAGTGTCTTTCGACTTATGGTTTCGCCCACTCTCCAATTTAATGATCATGTTAGATTGTTAACGATGGGGGATGATGGATCCCAATCTATATCGGACGAGGTCATTGAAAGTTATAATTTAATTTCTGAGACTATGATACACAAGGCTTGGGGAATAACAATAACTGGGAGTGATAAGGAAGAGGGCATGGTTCCTTGTCATCCTATTTCTGAGTCTAGCATTTGTAAACGTTCCATCCGATTTGATCAAGATTCTGGGTTAACCATGTGTCCAATTGAGTGGGAGTCTATAGGAAAGATGATCACAACAGGAATGGAAGGTGGACCATTGCCGTTAGATCACAAGTTTGCCCTATCTTATGAGGCAGCCATTTCAGAATTTGCTATGTATGGTGAAGCGTGCTATAGGATTAATGTCCCAAAATTGCTCAAGTTGGCTGATGAATTTGGATATCGTAAATACATGGAACATATTCTTTCATACGAAGATATTTTAACAAGGTTCCGGAATGCATCTTT